GAGGCTGCTGATGCTGGTTATGCTACTAAGATTCAGAATGCTATTAAGAATGAAGAGAACTCTACTCTTCAAGCTATTGAACGTATTAAAGCTGATGCTAAGCAAACTATTGATACTCTACGTGAAGTAAAGGATGAACGTCCTGAACTTCTTGCACCTCTTTTGATGGCGTATGAGTTTACTGATGGTAAGGTAGATACAATCTCTAAGCTTAATAACTACGTTCGTAACTCTCTTGGTGTATTTAGTAAGGCAATCTTTGATGGTGAGCCTAACATCCCATCTGCTGTACTGAGAGGCTTCTGGTCTAACGTTTACAACTCTACATTGTCTGCTATTGGTACACCGATTAAAGCTGGTGTATCTAATATTGCACTACTTGCTGAGCGTCCTATTGCTCAGGCTGCAGGTGCTTTGATTAATGGTGATGCATCAGTAGCACGTAAAGGTTGGTACCAATATAGTGCTGCCTGGGATACCCTTAATAAGGGTCTAGGTTACATGAACCAAGTCTTCCGTCGTTCTGCTAGTGACCCATATGTTATGGCACTACGTGAAGACATGGATACAGCTGAAGATGAACAGGTAGAACTTCTTAAAGCATTTGCTGATGCTAAAGCTCAGAATGGTGAGTACGGTCCTCAAGTAATGGTCTCCATTGTTGAGGAGATTAATGACCTTGCTAAGCATCCTTGGTTGCGCTTTGGTCAACGTGGTATGCAAGCATTTGATGGCTTTACTCAAGCTGTTGTTGCTAACTGGGAAGCACGTGGTAGAGCATGGGATGAGGTTACTAAATCAGGTAAGTTGTCTCTTAACGGTAAGCAAGCTGATGAGCTTTCTAAACGTCTCTATCGTGAGATGTTTGATGAGAATGATACCATCACTGACACTGCTGTTAGGGCTTCATCTGGTGAGATCTCGATGGCTTTGGATAATCCAGCCAACGATGCTTTGTCTAACCTGATCCGTAGTGCTCCAATTCTTAAACCATTCCTTTTGTTTACCAAGACTCCGCTTAACATGGCGCAGTACTTTGGTACTCATAACCCGATTGGTGCATTTATTGATACATTCAATGCATTTGATAAGCCATTCAATTCTATGAGTGGTCCTGAAGTAGAGCAACTGCTTGCTGCTCGTGGTATTAAGTATACACCTGAAACTATTCAAAGTGTCTACGAGACTACACGAGCTGAACTAAAGGGTCGTAAAGCTATTGGTGCGTTGAGTGTGATGGGAGCTGTAGGTCTATTCATGAATGATAGTATCACTGGTGATGGACTCTACGACAAAGAAAAGCAACGTCTACGTCGTGATGCTAACTGGCAGAAGCGGTCTATTCGTGTACCTGGTGGTGGTTGGGTATCTTATGATGGTATTCCTGGTGTTAGTGATTGGGTTGCACTGACTGTTAACATCATGGATAACTTTGATACTCTTAATTCCGCTGAGCTATCTGAGAACCTACGTGCTGCTGGTTTTGTCTTGAGTGCAACGATTGCAGACAAATCTATGCTTGCTGCTCTAGAGCCTCTGAATGACGTTGTACGTGGTGATGTTGGTGCTATTAACCGTTGGACTTCATCGTTTGCTACCAGTGCTATGATGCCTGGTTCTAGCTTGATGGCAGAGTTTGGACGGTTGATTACTGCTAATAAAAAAGAACTTGAGAATAACTTCTTTGATCTTGTAGCTAACCGTAATCCTATCCTTAAGCAAGGTCTTCCTGATGCTTATGATTGGATTGATGGTGGTAAGGTTGGTGTACCTTCTAGCTTCTTTGCACGAGTTTGGAATACCTATCTTCCTTGGAAGGTGAGTGGTTCTATTTCTCCTGAGAAGCAATTCCTGATTGATATTGAATACGAAGCCCGCCCTTCCCTTCGTACCAATGGTCGTGGAATTGAATACAGCAATGAAGAACGTTCTGAAGTAATGAATATCATGGGTCAGCAAGGAATGTTTAAGCAATCCATCCAACAGATCATGCAGACTCAAGAAGGTAAAGCATTCCGCAAGGAATTTAAGAAAGCACGAGAGATGGGTCTTACCCCTGATCTTCAAAGCTTTAAGGGTATTCAGCTGATGCTTGATTCTTCCCTTCGTTCAGCTACTCGTTATGCTGAGTCTTATGTCTCTAGTAGGGATAAGATTCAAGATAAGTTGTACAAGAATCAAACAGTTGAGAATTTCCTTGAAGTTGGTGACGTGGAAGGAGCTGAAAAGTTTCTTAAATCAATGGAACAAAACTTTTCGTACTAATTAAACAATGGCTGTCACTGAAAACCTATACACAGGGAATGGCTCATCCACCAACTATTCCTTCACATTTCCATATCTTGAAACCACTGATATTAAAGTTAGTATCAATGGTACAATTACAACTGCATACACTCTAGCCAATCCTACCACTATTCAGTTTACGACAGCTCCAGCTAATGGTGCAGCAATCAGGATCTACCGTGTTACGGATGACTCTGCTCTTGCTGCTACCTTCTATTCTGGTGCTGCTATTCGTGCTACAGATCTGAATGAGAACTTCACTCAGAACCTGTATGTAACACAGGAATCAAATAGAGAAGCTACTACAGCTATTACTACGGCTAACAGTGCAACTAGCACCGCTAATACAGCACTAAGTACGGCTAATGCAGCTACTGTAACAGCTAACACTGCGTCTACTAATGCCTCTGCTGCTGTAGCAACAGCTAACACTGCTAATACCAATGCTAGTGCTGCTGTGTCTACAGCTAACACTGCCAGCTCTAATGCAACGACTGCAGTCAACACAGCCAACGCTGCTACAGCAACAGCTAACACAGCATCAACCAATGCTTCCACCGCCCTTAGCACTGCTAATACGGCATTAAGTACGGCTAACACTGCGTCTACCAACGCTACAACTGCAGTAAACACGGCTAATAGCGCTGCGAGTACTGCAAGCTCTGCTGTGTCTACAGCAAACACCGCATCTACCAATGCCAGCAACGCTGTAACAACAGCCAACACTGCATCGAGCAATGCAACGACAGCCGTTAATACGGCCAACTCTGCAGTTACTACCGCTAACAACGCAGCAGCAGCCGTTGCTAATGCTCAGATCTTTACGATTGTAGCTGCAGTAGCAAACATCCCTGGCTCTCCCGCCAACAACGCTGCCATTGAAGTTACCAACTCAACTGGTATTGAAAGCTTCACACCGCTTGCTGGTAAACCTGCTGGGTTTATCGGTAACAGTGGTCTTAGCGTGCGTATTACCTACAGCACAAGTGGTAGTACTTGGAACTGGGTTCAATACTTCCCCAATGACCCAGAGAGTCGTTACCTGAAGACAGGCACTGGCACTGTTACGTCAACCAACATTGCTGACGGCACCATTGTCAATGCTGACATTAGTGCAACTGCAGCCATTGCCCCTTCAAAGATTAGTGGCACTGCTGTTGTTGACGCTGATGCACGACTGACGGACACCCGCACGCCGACTGATGGCTCTGTAACCAACGCCAAGGTAAACGCCAGCGCTGCCATTGCTGGCACCAAGATCAGCCCGGACTTCGGCAGCCAGAACGTCATCACCACCGGAACCGCAACCGCTGCAGCGCTGATCCCAAGCGGCAGCAGCGTGCCCACAAACGGGGTTTATCTACCCTCCAGCAACAACGTAGCCATCTCGACTAATGGTGTTCAGCGCATCAACATCGAAGCTGATGGCGACATTAACATTGATGGCGGTGGTGTGTTTTATGACGCCACCAATAACAGACTAGGGATTGGCACTACGAGTCCTGGTGCTCCATTTGATTGCTCAATAGGTGATCGAGGTCTTCAAATAACCGCTGTTACCTCAGGCTATGTTCAGTTAACGGGAACCCAGGGATCCGCAAGCTCTAACTTGCGCCCAATGCGTATAGTAGCAAATACACTTTCTTTAAATACCGGAGTTGACACCGGAACTTCTTATACAGAGAGATTACTTATTGACTCTTCAGGCCGAGTGGGGATTGGCACTGCGAACCCCACATCAGCTCTGCACATTGACGTTGCTAGTGGTGAACCGCTTAGGTTTAGGTCTCGGACTTCAGGCTCCAATTACTTTACCCATGTCAATCATGCCGGTGGAGATCTGGCTTATGTAGGTGCCGGTGGCGGAGCAGCACTTGGCAGTGGCACAACTTCGGATTATGCAATTCGCGCCAATCAAGGTGCTCTTCTTTTTGGAACTAACGGCAATAACGAACGCGCCCGCATCGACAGCTCCGGCAGGTTGTTAGTTGGCACGTCTACTGGCCCTGCTGGTGCAACAGTTGTTTTTTCTGGAAATGCTTTTGACGGTTCCACGGGAGATGGAAGGCTTTATCTAAATCGTGGCTCGACCCCTTCTAGCGGGTCACAGCTTGGAGCAGTTTATTTTTCAAGCAACAATGGAGCCAATGATGGTGCTTCAATTCTTGCAGTAAGAGATGGCGGCACTTGGACTGCTGGAAGTAGTCATCCAACGCTCTTAAAGTTCTCCGTTACACAAGATGGGTCGGCATCTCCAAGCGAGCGCCTGCGGATTAGTCAGAACGGAGGAATTGGTTCGTTTATGTCCTCCGCTGGTGCTTATTTCCGTACAAGCGAAGCAACAACATCTACAACCAACACTCTTGCAGTCGCGGCTGGCGCCACAACTACTACAAACGGAACAAATACATTTGTCGTAGAAGCAAGAGGAAACGTTTACAACCAGAACAACTCCTACGGTTCTCTCTCCGACATTAAACTGAAGGAGAACATTGTTGACGCCAACTCTCAATGGGATGATCTCAAGGCTCTCCAGGTCCGTAACTACAACTTCAAGGAAGGCCAGACCCACACCCAAATTGGTCTGATCGCCCAAGAGGTTGAACTGGTCTCCCCCGGTCTTGTCAGCGAATCCTCCGACCGCGACGCTGAAGGCAACGACCTTGGCACCGTTACCAAGAGCGTAAACTATTCGGTGCTCTACATGAAGGCAGTGAAGGCGCTGCAGGAAGCGATGGAACGGATCGAAACCCTTGAGGCCAAAGTTGCAGCCCTTGAAGGCGTGTAGTCCTACTCACTAGTCAACTTCTAATTTGACTCAAGTTTGAAGTTGGCTAGTCACCACACCTACCCCCTCCCACCTAATGAGCCTGCCCTTGTGGTGGGCTCTTTTCTTTTATCCATAATTATCCATGTCTACCACTTTCACCTGGAATATTGCAAACCTTGAGCGTACTCTTGCTACCGGAGAAGTCACCGTAGTTCACTATACCGTGACTGCTAAAGATGACGCCTATAGCTCCGGTGCATATGGTTCTCTTGGTCTTGATCCTGCTGAACCTGACTCGATGGTTCCGTTTGCAGATCTTGACGAATTCACCGTTGCAAGCTGGGTAGCTAACAAGCTTGGCCCTGAAAAGGTACAAGAAATTCAAGAGGCCCTGCAACAACAACTCGATCTCCAGCGCACTCCTGTGACTGGTTCTGGAGTTCCCTGGAATACACAACCTACCGTCTGAGGTAAATCGTGATCACTATTCTTGGCATCAAGGTTTCGTATGAGACCTTAGCCTTTTTTGCTTTGTTTATTGCTTCTGAATACCTTGGCATGACCAAGAAGCGTCGTGCCAATAGTGTGACTCAAGTCATCTCAATGGCGGCTGCTTACTTCAGCAAGACCCGTACTGAAGACGACCAGATCCGCCGCTTCCGTCGTGCATTAAAGGGGAAGTAGTCCGATGGTACTGCTGCAAGTTAAGCAGTACTACCCCCAAACGGACAGTGCAACAGGTCACGGTGATCGGATGTGTTTCTCATCGACATGTGCGATGGCCATCAAGTTTCTCCGTCCTGATGCATTAAAAGGTAGTAATGCAGATGATGATTACTTGAGAACAGTTCTCAAATACGGTGACACTACTTCCTCCACCAGTCAAATCAAAGCCTGTCAGCAGTACGGTGTTTTTGCTTCCTTTTACCAGAAAGGAACAAGGCAATCACTACTCAATGAGCTAAAGGCTGGCTATCCAGTAGCTGTGGGCATTCTCCACAAAGGGCATGTTTCTAATCCTGTTGGTGGTGGCCATTGGATGCTTCTCATTGGAGATAGTGGAGAACACGGTGTATTCCATGATCCATACGGTGAAATGGATAACGTTAATGGAGGCTATGTCACCATTGGTAGTGGTGGTAAAGACGTTAGTTATTCCTGGGCTAATTGGCTAAAGCGTTGGGAAGTAGAAGGCAAAGGTACTGGTTGGTATATGACCTTCCGGCCTATGCAACAAACACCTCCTAAAGCTATCGCTATTAATACATGGGATGGCGTTGTAGTAGCCGCCAAAGCTGCTGGAGCTAAGTTTCCAGAAGTAGTAGCTGCTCAATGGGCTTTAGAATCAGGGTATGGTAAGCATTTCTCTGGTACTTGGAATGCATTCGGACTAAAGGGTGAAGGTTCTGAGCGTGAAACCAAAGAATTTATCAACGGTAAATGGATTACCATTAATGCCGGATTTATTGACTTCCCTGATCTTCAAACCTGCATCTCGTATCTTGTAGATCGTTGGTATCGAGATTACAAAACTTATAAAGGCGTCAATCGAGCCACCTCTCGTGATGACTGCGCTCGTCTTCTTCAAAAAGAAGGTTATGCAACTGACCCGACTTATCCCGAGAAACTAATTCGATTAATGTCTGAAAATGATTGAAGCAGCTATTACGGGAGCTATTAGTCTTGTTCTTGGTGTTGGAGGGGGAGTTATGAGTGTCAGCGGTAGAGCATCTAGTCGTATGAACAGTATCGACAAGCGTATTGATGACATTGAACTTCGTCTTGCTGAAAAGTATGTACCAAGACAAGAACTAGCAGCTGCCTTACAAAAAATGGAGGATCACATGATCCGTATTGAAAACAAACTAGATCAAATTGTCCTTAGAAATGGCTAACAAAAAGGCAACTGAGGACATGTTTAACGAGTTACATAACCTCGTTACTACTGAATTCCTCAAGCGAATCAAGAGTGGAGAAGCCTCTGCTCAAGAACTTAAAGCTGCTTGTGATTGGCTTGCTAAGAATGATATCAGTGGGGTTGCTTACGATGGTAACCCCCTTGATAAACTCGCTAATGTACTACCTAAGGTAGACCCTGAACTCGTACAAAAGAGGCTTTATGGCAAGTCGTACCTCTAAATACTATAAAGAAAATCCAGAGGCTAACAAAAAGCGTCTTAAACAACAAGCACGCTACAACCGTCAATCCCTACAAATTCAAAAACGTGTTGAACTTAATCGTGAAAACAGAAAACGTGGCACCTACGGTAACGGAGATGGCATGGATGTATCACACAAAAAAGATGGTTCAACATTTCTTGAAAAAGCCTCTACTAATCGAGCTAGAAACAGATCTCGGAAATGACACCGCTACTTCCGTCCCCTGATCACTACCTCCACAACCTAATAACGATGACAAGTCCCGAAGCAAAGCGTCTTTGGAGACGCGCCATTAAGGAACATTTTAATTGTCAGTGTGTCTACTGTGGAAATCACTATGAACTACATGAACTTACATTGGATCACGTTCGTCCTCGCTGTTTTGGTGGGGAAGACCTTACATCAAACCTTGTTCCCAGTTGTTGGAAATGTAATCAGGCTAAAGGAAGTAGAAATTGGTTGTCGTGGATGAGAGAAACCTTTGGTATTACCCATAGGGAACGTCTTATTTTACAACATATACAATAATGGCTACACAAGAAGAAAGCCTATTTTTTAGAAACGTTGAGCAATGGTTAAAGGAAAATCCTAATAAATCGTTAGCTGATTGGAGAAAAGAAATAGGTTATACTGGTCCTGCACTTAAAAAAAG